CTGGTGTTTCTTACCAAGCACTTAGCGCTGGATCACTCTTTAGGGTTGATGGAGTAACTGGTGCTACGGGGGTACCTGCTTCGGCTTTGGACCCTTATAATCCTACTGCAACTTATGGGGGACTTCACTATGTAAGAACTAACTCAGGAGTTACTGGGGGTGGCGTTATCGCGGTTAATCTAGCAGCAGGTGGAACCGGTTATACATCTGCTCCAACTGTGACTTTCACAAACCCAATAGGGGCATCAGGTGCAGTTGCTTATGCAGTATTAAGCGGTCCTTCAGTTTCGTCGATAGTTATGACAAGTGTAGGTTCTGGTTATCTTACAGTTCCAAGTGTGAGCTTCTCCGGTGGTGGTGGAACAGGAGCCTCTGGTACTGCAGTGATCATCACAGATCCTTCGTTGACAGCTACACAGAAAACTTTACTTAAAAGCTTCGTAACCCCATCTTCATCAAGTTCCCCTTATATCGTTGGAACAGTTGGTATACCAGTGGGGTTAACAGGAAACGTTATAAATCAGTTCTCTGATGGAGATTTGGTTAAATTGAAGGTAGTCGGAGTTAATGAGATTCTTGGAAATCTTACCATAACTTTTAGTCACCCATTGGATGCTGGAATCTACAGTGCTCAAGGTATCACAGTAACTCCAACATTCTTCACACAAGGAACTACAGGAAATGGTGTAGATCCTTACTACCAGCAATTTGGTGCTTCTGATTACTTAAACATAGATTCAGTTTTGGCTATAACAGGCGGAACTGCTTCGGCGAATACCTTAACAGGTCAACTTTCGACCAATTTGTATCAGAATGTTCTTTACACAGAGATACAAGATGGCGACACAGTTTGGTTAAACTCCACAGGATTATCCGAATATTACTTGGACACTCAGCTTACTGTAGATAGAGACCAATTCTCGATCGCAAACGTTAGAGCTTTTAATAACATTTCGAGATTAAGCCCAAGCACTTTAGTTAACTATCCAGCCTTCGGTACTGTTTATGCTTCCGATAATATCGGAACCCCAATAGGAGCTGGAAAAACAGATATAGTTTCTTCAGTTGCTTCTATCAATCAGTACTTGAACATTCAGACTAAGATTGATTCTACCAGCTTCACTTTTGCACCAGATCAGTCAAACGATTTAGTAATTGCCGTAGGCGACTACCTAGTTTCCACTGACCTTGAACTTTGCGAGACTGTTGGAGCAAATAGACAAGGAAGATTAACCAAGGTAACATCCGTTGCTCAAACAGCTACCTCTGGAATAGTAAGAGTAACATGCGCAAGACCGATTCTTTATTACGCAGGAAACCCTGTGCAAGTACAGAAGTTCAAGTCAATTCCTCAATTTACAAGATCTTTTGACTTCATCTACTTAGGTGGATACACAATGAGAGATGCTCAAAGACCCAACGGAACCGATTTAAGAGTTGATGAGATTCTCAACGTTCTTTATGATACTAACCTTGCAGTAACTTTGGCAACTAAGGATACCATCTCGTTCAGATACATCGTAGATACATTCAGTGGAACTATCCAACCTAACTCTAAATACCAGCTTTCAAAGCTTGCAATGATGAGACAAAAGGCTTTGGCTTTCATCAACGCTCCTTCGATGGCACAATTTAGAGCAAGCACAGATCCTAGGTTTACTAACGCACCTACGCCTGCTGATCCTTTCCCACCATTAGAAGCTCAATACATCGCAGAAGGTGGCAATCTTTCGTTGAACCCTTCTTACACATTCAGTCTTCCTACACAAGACTTAGGGGCTTCATTTGCGGCTTACTACACTCCTTATATCACAGTGAGGGAGAATAACAGAAACGTAAACGTTCCTCCCGCAGCATTTGTTTCAAACAACTTTGTTAGAAAATTTGCTAACGGAGAACCTTACAATATCATAGCCGGTCAAAAAAGAGGTACAATCTCGGGCGGTAATATTGTAGGTGTTGAATTTGACTTCACAGATGCTGATAGAGGTTGGTTGGAACCATTCGGTCTAAACCCAATCATTAAGAAGAGAGGTTTTGGAGTGGTTATTTTCGGTAACCAAACAGCTTATCAAACCGTAAACTCAGCATTTGGTTTGATCCACGTAAGAGATCTTCTCATCAGCTTGGAAAATGATGTTGAAGAAATCCTTTCAAACTACTTATTTGACTTCAACGAAGATTCAATCAGACTTGAGATCAAAACGTTGGTTGATACCTACCTAGACGGAGTAAGAGCAGGAGGAGGAATCTACGCTTACCAAGTAATTATGGATGCGTCAAATAACCCACCTTCAGTAATCGACCAAAACATAGGTATTATCGACGTAATCATAGAACCTGCAAGAGGTATCCAGAAGTTCATCAACAGAGTGACTGTTACCAGAACCGGTGGAATCGCTGCTGGAGGATTTATCAACTTCGTTTAAACATTTTGGAGTTTTTAGACAAAGAAGATAAATAAAAAAAATTGAAATGAATTAATGGCTGGTTTACCCCACTATCAAAATTCACTGTATTCCATAAACAAATACGAACCTGTTTATTTGAATCAGTTCGAGGTGACAGTTTTGCCCCCTCCTGCTGTTCAAGGTGGTCAAATTCTATTAGAGCAGGTCGTGAATGTTACAGGTTTGGATGTGGATAAGAACCCTGGTTTTGTTTTTCAGAAATACAAATTTGCAAAAAGAAACTATGCAGGCGGTAGACCTGATAAGACTTCTTTGGATCTTGGTGTCAAATTCACGGTTAACCTTGACGACGCAAACTCCATGTATGTCTTCAAAACTCTCAGACAGTGGACAGATTTGATTTACAATCCTCTGACAGGTGCGATGGGAATCAAACAGGATTACACCGGCACGATAGTTATTTCAATTTTCAATAAAAACGGAGACGTTTTCAGAAGGATAACCTGTAAAGATTGTTTCCCTCTTAAAGCCATAGATCCAATGGAGCTAGAGTATTTGAATGGTACAACTCTGTATGAAATCGAAATGTCTTGGGCAGTTGATTACTGGGAAGATTTATTCTTATAAAAAATTAGCAAGATAAATGGCAGGTTTACCACACTTTAATAATTCGAAAGCAGCAAGAAACAACTACGAACCGGTTTTCCTTAACCAGTTTGAGGTACTTATTACCCCTCCTGCTGCGGTAACTTCGGCTAACGTAAGATTCAACGGTGAATCAATCATGACACAGCAGGTGAAAAGTATCACAGGTTTGGCTGTTGATATTCAACCTTCTGCTCCTGTTACTCAGTACTACAAATTTGCAGAAAGAAGATATGCAGGTGGTGAGCCTTCAACTTCTGATGTGGAATTCAACGTTGTTTTCGAGGTAAACCTTGATGAGAACAATTCTATGACCATGTACAAAATCTTAAGACAATGGTCAGACTTGATCTACAACCCCTTGACCGGTGCGATGGGTCTCAAAAGAGATTACATCGGGCAAATGGTAGTTTCCATTTTCAATAAGCAAGGAGATGTCTTCAGAAGAATAACCCTCAACAATTGCTTTTTGATTCAGCCGATCACCACCATGGCACTCGATTATGATAGTGGTGATGCTCTTTACACAATTACTACATCCTGGAAATCAGATTACTGGCAGGATCAATTCCTATAATCGGAACCCTTTCCATTTTCTTTTGTATAAAGTCTAGCAATTTTGTGGTGTTTCCACTTACTTGTTATATAGACTATAAGCATCAGTATGGACCCAAATAATCTTTCACCTGAAGCAATACTTAAACAGAAAGAGCTGTCTGGAGGTATTTCTTATGACGATCAAATAGCAGATCTTGCCCCTGCGAATATTATTGAAGACAAATTAGACAAAGAGGTAGAAGCTCTCAAGTCTAGAAAAGAGGAAATTGCTACCCCCTCTCCTCTTCTGAACGAAATTAAGAACCAGCCGGTAGAATCAGAAACGAAGGAACCTCCTTCCGTTATGTCTATCGGGTGGAAAAATCTTCCTTTGGTAATTCTACCTTCCGAAGGTAAGTACTATCCAGAAGGAACTCAGATTGCTATCAGAGCTGCTGAAGTAAAAGAGATACGACACTTTTCGACCATTGACGAAAGTGACATGTTGGATATCGACCAGAAATTAAACATGATCCTGAATAATTGCTGCGTGATCAAGTTTCCTTCAGAAGGAGTGGTTTCGTACAAGGATCTCAAACAGGAAGACAGATTTTTTGCTATCATGGCAATTCGTGATTTGACTTTCATTAAGGGCGAAAACAGAATTGTATTACAACCAACACTTACTTGCAAAAAGGCAAATTGCTCCTATCAATATGGAATAGAATTGAGAACTGGTGTTCTTTCTAAGTACCAGATGGAAGGAAACATCATGAAATACTACTCCAAACAGGAGAGAAAGTTTGTTTTGCCAGTAGCTAAGCTTTCTAAAACCCTAAGAATGTCGGTACCTTCTATCGGAGTGGTAGATGCTATTTCCTCTTATGCAAGAAATAGAATTAAATCAGGGAAAGAGGTAGATGAAAGTTTTATCAAAATTGCACCTTTTATCTTTGATGATTGGCGTACGTTGAACGAAAGGAAGATAGCGGACATGGAGGAAGAATCTCTTTCTTGGTCGGTGGAAGAATTTTCTATTTATTTCGAGCTCGCCGACCAAATCAAGGTCGGAACAAAATTAGAGGTGAGTTTGCCTTGCGAAACTTGCGGTGCACAGGAGGTCACCGCACCGATCTCCTTTCCCGGAGGGTTCAGATCTCTTTTCGTTATTTCAGATATCTTTAGAGAATTACTTTGATCTGAAGTTCCGGCTTTGGAAAGAGCACGGGATGGATCCGGACTGGATTGAAGCACTCCCTTTTTACGAGTACCAAATGTGGGTCGAAAAGCTCAACAGGTACATCGAGAAAGAAAACAAAAAACTCATGGAGGAGTCAGGACAAAACGAGGTTTTCAATTTCAAGAAATAATCTCATATTTCGTTTGGTCCTGATATATAGAACATGTCCCAAGATTCTTCAAAGGTGCTCAAAGAGCTTTCTATGTTGTCAACCAACATGGATCTTCTTGTAAAAGAATTGAAGGAGCAAAACAAGCGAACATCTGAGAACACAGATCAGATTAAGAAACTTGTCGAAGAGGGAGATAAGAAATCCACAAAGGATCAAACCCCCAAGGATGCTCAGCCAAACGAAGGTTTTTTTAAAAAATTAACCGAATCTTTTGCTAAGCAAGTCTCTGAGAATAGTAAGTCTTTGACCGAAAATTTAACTAAACAAATAGCGGGTGATTTTGGAGGGATCGCAAAAAATTTAGTAAAGCCGGCAGAAGCCACCTTAGATCAGGGTAATAAACAGGGTGGACAAATTATGAACGCTTTTGCAAAGTCCCTTTTGTCTGGGATTCCTAAATTGGAAACAGGTGGAGCTGTAAACAAGGGCGGAGTTGCTTTGGTTGGTGAAAAAGGTCCAGAGCTTGTAAATCTCACTAAGGGAAATTCTGTTTTATCAAATGATAAAATGGCGGAGCTTCTCCAATTTGAATTAGAGGATAGGAAAAGAAAAGAGGAAGAGCAGAAGAAAAATGTCGAGGGCAAAATAGTTACTGGAACAACAAATCT